TGACGAAGTTTTAAAAAAATTAAATGAAGAGGATGTATAGACATGAGTCATTCACATGGTACAGAACAAAATTATAATGACGAAGAACTAAATGGAACTATCACGACCAGTGATTTACCTATTCCTATGGGTTGGAAGATATTAATACAACCTAATCAAACTAAATCAAAAACTAAAGGTGGCATAATACTGCCTAGTAAAGCTAAAGAAAGTGAAGCATATCTTACTGCTCATGGCGAAGTCCTAGCTATAGGTGAACTTGCCTACAGGGATAGAAACACTGGCGAAAGATGGAGACTTAATGCTACACCGAAAGTAGGCGACAAGGTTACTTATGGTAAATATGCAGGTCAAAAATTAATTATTAATAATGTAAGAATGTTGCTTCTTAATGATGATGAGATTACATCTGTCTTATCTAATTCTACTGAAGTAACAGCTTATCTATAGCGAAAACTTGGAGGTCGCAACCATGGATAAAACAGAAGAAAATGCAGAAGAAATAAAATCAGAAATCCAACAAGAGATTGATGATATTAAAAGTAAACAAACTGGCAATCTTGAAATAGAAGTTACAGATGCCGAGCCTGAACAGGAAAGTAAACCTGAAGAGCAAGAGACCAAACCTAAACCTAAAAATGATGAGTATGGTCAAAAGGTAGAAAAACGTATCAGAAAATTAGTTGCTGAAAGAAAAGAAGCTGAAGAAAAAGAACAAGCTACAGCACAAGAATTATCAGAATTAAAAAGTAGATTGTTTAAATTAGAGCAAGGTTCTCAAAATCAACAAGCTAATGATTTTCAAAAAAGATATAATGATACTAAAGCAGCATTAAGAAAAGCTACTGAAGAGGGCGATACTGATGCACAAATAAACTTTACTGAACAACTTGCTGATATGAGGAGTGCCATAAGGATTCAAGAAATCCAAAAACAACAACAGGCACAACAAGCTATATCGCCAACAGTTGGGAGAGCCCAACAAACAGCAACTAATCCTGCACCTGCTAAAGCTATGGATTGGTGGCAAAAAAATAACTGGTTTAATTCAAAAGGTTTTGAAAGAGAAACAGCAGCAGCTAGGGCGATTGATGTTCAATTAGATTTAGAAGGATTTGATAAAAACTCGGAAGATTATTATAAAATGTTAAATACACGTTTACAAAAGATTTATCCTGAGTTAATATCAAGTGAAGACGTTACTGAAAATAGACCAAGAGCAAAAAGTAGTAATCCAGTAACACCATCTACAGGTGGCTCTAACTATAAAGGTAACAGAGTTCGCATGACAGCAGATCAACTGCGAATGGCTAGAGAACTTGGAATAAATGATGAAGCAGGATTGAAAAAATATGCAGCTGAAATACAGAAAAGTCAAGGGAGATAGACATGAGCAATAGAAATGTTAGAGCAAGTGAAACAAGGGAGAATATTAGAGATGAGGAAAGTAGACCTCAAACTCAGTGGACTCCACCAGCATTGTTGGATGCACCACCTCCTAGAGAGGGAATGGTTCAACGATGGGTAGCTACCTCGATTCAAGGGAAAGACACACCTGATAACGTCTATAAAAGGATGAGGGAAGGTTGGGTGGCTCGCCCTGCAGATACTGTGAAAGGTCAGTTGTTTCCGACGATTAATCATGGACAATGGGAAGGTTGCATTGGGATAGAGGGTATGTTGCTCTGTGAAATGCCTAAAGAAAAGCATCAGCAGATGAAAGCATATCATCAAAATAAGAGTGTGGAGCAAAACGAATCACTCGCAGGCGACCTTAATGCATTAGAGCAAAGAACTGGACAAAGAATCTTTCAAGAGAGGAAAAGTTCAGCAAGTGGTGGCAGGCAGATGTCTGTCATGGATGATTAATTTTAATGTTTTGGAGAAACAATAATGGCAAATGTAGATGCAGCTTTTGGGTTCGTCCCAATTCGTCATCTGTCAGGAAATGGTTATTCTCGTGCTAACAAGTACACAATTACTAGTGGATTATCAGAAAATATTTTCACTGGTGATTTAGTTATTATTACTGCTGATGGGGTAATTACACCTCATACAGCGACTGAAGTTAATAATATCGGTGTGTTTGCAGGAGTATCATATACTGCTTCAGATGGCTCTTATGTTTATTCACAGTATTTCCCAACAGGCACAACAGGCACAAGTATTATTGCTTATGTGTATGATGACCCTTATACAGTGTTTAAAGTACAATCAGCAGGGACACCTGCTCAAACGAATATCGGTAATTGTGCTGATGTAGTAGCTGGAACTGGTTCCACTATTACTGGACAATCAGGATTTGAATTATCAGGAACAATGTCAAATGGCACAGCCACTTGTAAAATTCTTGGTCTTTACGAAGGTCCTGAAAATGCTTTTGGCACGAATGCTATAATGGAAGTGCTAATCAATGAGCATCTGCTCAAAGATAGTGCTGGAATATAGGAGATTTAGTCTATGGCAATGAATAGAGCACAATTTGCGAAAATGCTTGAACCAGGATTAAACACCTTGTTCGGCTTAGAATATGACAGCTATCCTGCAGAGTATGCACCAGTATTCGAACAAAACACTTCACAAAAAGCATTTGAAGAAGATGTATTGTTAACTGGTTTTGGCACAGCACCAACCAAAGATGAAGGTGCTGGAATCACTTATGATTCTGCTTCACAACAGTGGACTGCTCGTTATCAACATGAAACTATTGCTTTAGCTTTTTCAATTACTGAAGAAGCAGAAGAAGATGGATTGTATGGTTCAATCGCATCAAGATATACAAAAGCACTTGCTAGGTCTATGAGTTCGACCAAAGAAATCAAGGCAGCTAATGTATTGAATAATGCGACTTCTTCAACAGCACCATATGGTGGTGGAGATGGGCAGGCACTATTAAGCACTGCACACCCAACAACTAATGGTAGTCAAAGCAACACATTATCAACTGCAGCAGATTTATCAGAAACTTCATTAGAAAGTATGTTAATTCAAATCGCTGACATGAAAGATGATCGTGGTTTAAGAATAGCAGCACAAGGTACTATGCTGATTATTCCTACAGCTTACACTTTCGTAGCAGAAAGGTTATTAGAGTCACAGTTAAGAACAGGAACTGCCGATAATGATATTAATGCTATTAGAAATGGTGGGTATTTACCACAAGGATATCATGTCATGAGACGATTGACTGACACTGATGGTTTCTTTATTAAAACTGATGTTCCTGACGGATTAAAATATTTCCAAAGAAGTCCTATGAGAAGAGGAGTCGAAGGAGATTTTGAAACAGGTAATGTTAGATATAAAGTAAGAGAAAGATATTCTTTCGGTTTTACTGATTGGAGAGGTATTTTCGGAACAGAAGGTGCTTCCTAATAATGAGGTCAGGGGAGAGGGTAACTTCTCCCCAGATTAATTTTAACCTTGACTGTAGAAATACAGACTGCCTAGAACAAGGAGATTAACATGGGCACAACAACTTTTAGTGGACCACTACGTTCACAAGATTCAGTTAGATTAGTAAGTAAAAACAGCACAACTGGTCTAATTCAAGATAGAACATTTTCAGCTGGAGTCAGAGATTCAAGAAGATATTATCTTGAAGAATGGTTCAAACATGTTCCAAAATTAAATGCAGTAAATACTATTGACCCTGATGCAGATGATGCTTCAGCACTAGCACTTCATGTATTAGCAAATAAAGATTTTGAAGTTTTAGGAACTAATATGACTTCTGCTTTATCAACTTTTAATGCTACAGCAGCAGGAATCACTTTAACTACTGCAGGAGCAGACCAAGACCAAGCGATTGTGTTACCACACCTAGACAGCAATCAAACTGCATGGACTAACACTAAATGGGGTACAGAGAATCAGACACATTGGGAATGCTCAATAAATACTAATGCCATTGATAACCAAAAGTTATGGGCAGGACTTAAATTAACAAATGATCAATTATTGGCTACAGATGCAGATCAGGCATATTTTAAGTTTCAAACAGATGCTACAAACTCAGAGTCATTTACTGATTTCACAAAGTGGCATTTTATCCATAGTATAGATGGGACAGATTTTATATCACAACTCCCTATTACTGTCGCAGCTAATACTATTTATCATTTCAAAATAGAGATTGATTCAGATAGAAAACTGTCTATTTTCGTTGATGGTGTGCAATATAATATTACAAGCACATCAGGTTCAACAGGTGGAACAGCAGTTACATCAGGAACAACAAAATCAGGTGCTATGACTGACGATATTGATTTGATTCCTTATATTGGTATTGAAGCAGGAGCAGCAGCAGCTGAAGCAGTTGATGTACATTATCAGTGCATAAGCAGAACTATTTTTGAATAAAATTATGGGGGGATTAATTTCCCCCTACTTTATAGGAGTTTTTTATGGGTTATCAAACCGACGTTAGTGTAAAAACAGTTAGTGATGAAAATGCTTCTGATGATGATAGATTAGTAACTGCAGCAAGACCTGATACTTCAGCAACTATGGCTAACACAACCTTTGCAGGAGGAGCAGCTAGGAATGTTATCGTAACGACAACAGGCACTGGCGATAATGCTAAAACTTGCACAATAACAGGAACTGATCTTTTCGGTAATGCTATGACAGAAGTTATTACTTCAACAAGTTCAGCCGAAGCAGTCGCAGGAACAAAATTATTTTTAACAGTAACAGCAGTAGAATGTTCAGCACAATATGCAGCTAATATAAAAGTGGGGTCAGGAACTTTATGTGCTGATTCCATAGGTGGTGGTGCTAGAGTAAGGTTAAAAGGAATGTCAATAACCTCAGGTGGTACAGCAGGAACTATATCTTTTATAAATGGAACACCTGAAACTGGAACAACTAAATTTACAGCAAGAACTATAGGAACTGCAAATGATGTTGTAGATAGAACTATCCCTGCAGAAGGATTATTATTTGCCAGTGGTATGACTGTATCATATACAGTTGATCATGCTGATATGATGACATTCTTTTTTACATGAGGATAAATTATGGCAACATCAGGAAGTGTAACATTTAGACCGAATGTTGAAGAGGTAATATCAGAAGCATTTGAAAGGTGTGGTATTGACCCACAAACAAGAACTGGTCATCATGCTAAATCAGCAAGAAGAAGTTTAAATTTACTTTTTTCTGAGTTTGCTAATCGTGGCATAAATTACTGGACTATTACTCAAAACACATTAACATTAGCTAATGGTACAAGTAATTATACTCTCCCTGCAGGAACGATAGATATTTTAGATGCAGTAATACGAGAAGATGACGTAGATCAAATCGTAAATAGGATTACATTACAAGAATATAATCAAATCCCTAATAAAACTGATACAGGAAAACCTAGTCAATATATGTTAGATAGGCAATACACTCCTGTAATATATTTTTGGAATGTCCCTGATAAAGCATATACATTAAATTATTGGGTGATGAATCAAATAGAGGATATTACAGCTTCAAATGAAGATACAGATGTGCCTTACAGATGGACTGATACAATATGTGCAGGATTAGCAAGTAAACTTGCCATTAAATATCAACCTGAAAAATTCCAACTATTAAATGAAATGTATGAAAGATCATTTAGTTTTGCAGCTTCATCAGATAATGATGGGGTTAGTCTTAGAGTACAACCAACAGCATTGAATATTATGTAATGGGTAGATTCGCAACAGGTAGAAAATCGTTTGGCACAAGTGATATAACTGGCTTTAGAGTTCGTTATCCTAAATTAAAAACAACTTGGAATAATTTACGAGTAGAACCTGAAGAATTTGATATAAAACACCCACAGCTTACTCCTGCAAAAAATATATTTGATGCGACTGCTTTGCGTGATCCTAGACCAGAAAACGACAAAGAAGTTACGAATGTTCCTTTAGGGTTTTCTTTTGACATTTTTGCAGATCGACAAGACAGAACTAGTGTTGGGGTAGAAGCACGTGGTGGTGTAGGTATCGTAGAAACAGACTTCCTTATTACTGAAGATGTTACAGGAGTGGAAGCTACTTTTACTATAGGAACTTTCTTGCTTGACCAAGAGATAGGCGAAACTGGTGAACAAGGTTCAGGTGCTGTTGGTAATGTATTCGCAGGAACATATACTTACACTGTTACAGTTCAAAGTGTAGATGGTGCTAATAAATATTTCCTTGATGGTGTGCAACAAGCTACATTAGATTTGATTGAGGGACAGACATATATATTTGATTGGTCAGCAGCAACAAGTCACCCATTTAGATTTTCAACTACATCGAACGGAACTCATAGCAGTGGTTCAGAATATACCACAGGTGTAGTCAAAGACGATAGTGCATATACAACACAAATTACTGTAGCTAGTGATGCACCTCAATTATATTATTATTGTCAAGTGCATAGTGCTATGGGTGGCACTGCTAATACTCCTGCATTCTCTAATGCAGTAATAGAGGTCAATGTTATAGCAACACAGCTATCTATGACAGGTTCAGTCGGAAATCAAAGTCTAGAAGGCTCACCAACTGCAACACAAGTATCAGCTACAGGCGAAACAGGAACAGAAACAGTAGTCGTCAGTGGTTGGGGACAAAGTGGTTGGGGAGAAGATACATGGGGTTTATAAATGAATTATACTAGTCTAGTTTCACAAATACAAAACTTTACAGAAGATGATTCTACAGAATTATCTAATGAAATAAATAATATTATCATACAAGCTGAAGAAATGATTTTTCAAAGATTACCAAGTTTGCCATGTTTCAGACAACGCAGTACAGGTAATTTAGTTATAGGCACAGCAGATTATACAGTAGCTAATGCAAGAATGATTAGGCAATTTAGCATTACGAATAGTTCTAGTAATAGACTTTTTTTAGATCATAGAGTGGATTCTTATTTAACAGATATGCACCCTAATTCATCAACCACAGGGCAACCTACAATGTATGCTACAAAAAGTGCAGGAACAAGTGGCACTGTAGTTACTTTAGCACCAACACCAAGTGCAACTTTAGCATTTCAAGTAGACTTTGTTGCACCTGAAACAGGATTATCCTCAAGTAATACAACGACTTGGATAAGTAGCAATGCAGAGAATGTTTTATTATTCGCATCTCTATATACAACTTCTGCTTTTCTTAAAGCTGAAGAAATGTTAAAAGTATACAAGGGAAAGTTTGATGAAGCGATTGCATTGTTTCAACAAGAAATGGGTAGAAACTACACAGCAGAATACGAAGGAGGTATTTAATGGCTATTACTCAAGCAATGTGTACCAGTTTTAAGTCTGAAATCCTTCAAGAAGGACATCAACTTGCAACTGACACAATAAAAATCGCTCTTTATACGAGCAGTGCATCATTAGATGCCACAACAACAGCATATTCTAGTTCTAACGAAGTAAGTGGAACAGGGTACACTGCAACAGGTGTAACTTTAACTTCAACCACAGTATCAACCTCAGGCACGACAGCTTTTTTTGATGCAGACGATCCTACTTGGACAAGTGCTTCATTTACTGCGAGAGGTGCTTTAATTTTTAATGCAAGTAATAGTAACAAAGCGATTGCTGTTTTAAACTTTGGTGGGGATTTTACAGTAGCAGGAGGAACATTTAAAATAACACTTCCTGCAGCAGGGACAACTGCAATTATAAGGATAGCATAAAATGGCAAGTTCATATGTAAATGACCTCAGACTCAATGAGATGGCGACTGGCGATCAGTCAGGAACATGGGGAACAACAACTAATACAAACCTAGAACTTATAGCAGAAGCATTTGGATTTGGCACAGAAGCGATTACAACTAATGCCGACACTCATACAAGCACGATAGCTGACGGAGCAACTGATCCTGCAAGAGCACATTATATAAAATATACAGGAACTCTAGATTCAGCTTGTACGATTACTATAGCACCTAATAGTATAAATAGATTTCATATAATTGAAAATGCTACAAGTGGTTCTCAAAATATAATTATTAGTCAAGGAAGTGGTGCTAATGTAACTATAGCAGCAGGAACAGCAAAGGCTGTTTATCTTGATGGTGCAGGAAGTGGAGCAGCAGTTGTAGATGCCTTTGCACATTTATCAGTCGTTGACCTAACAGTAGATGATGATTTAATCGTAACCGATGATGTTACCTTAAAATCAGATAGTGCTGTTTTAGGTTTTGGTGCTGATACTGATACAACTCTTACTCATACAGACGGAACTGGTTTAACACTTAATGGCACAAATAA